TTACATATTATTAAGTTTATCTACCATTTTGTTTTGTGCATTTTGAAACCAATGCCCATAAACATTATTAACCATATCAACTGAATGTCCTAGCCTTTTAGCTATGTCAAATGCACTAAAGCCTAAATTGATCAATAATGAAACATGAGAATGTCTTAGATCGTGTATACGAATTCGTTTTACATGAGCTTTAGCAATCCATCTATCTTTTCTTATTTTAATAGTGTCTTGATTTAATGGCTTTTCAAAATGGAAAATATATTTTTGATTATCAAATCCTATTATCTGTTTATCATGCTCAAATAGCTTGCTCACTGCGTCAAAACATTTATCAGGCATTATTACAGTTCTGTAACTGTTTTGTGTCTTAGGATTTGTTATTCTATGTTTATAGTCAGAGTATGATTTGTTAATTCTGATAGTTTTTTTATTAAAGTCAATATCATTCCAATTTAGAGCAAGAGCTTCTCCTATTCGTAATCCACACCAATATAAAACATTAAAAAGTGTTAGATATACTATATCATCTACAACTTCGATAAACTTATAAAATTCTTCCGGCTGCCAAAAATCAACTTCCTTTTTCGATTCATCTATGTTTATAACTTTTTTAAATGATAGAATATGCATGTTTTTTATATATGATTTTTCATATGCAAAGGCAAGCAAAGATTTTAATTCTTTTTGTATTAATTCTAATGTTGAATTTTTTAAAACTTCACCATTTTGTTTATTAACGGTTAATAAATCATGTTGATATTTTTCTATTTTTTCTAGTGTTAAATTGGATAATTTTATATTTCCTAGAACTGGTAGTATATGTTTTTTGAAACTAAGATCTGTTTGATAAAATGTTCTTTCTCTTATAACTAACTTTTTTTGATCCATGAATTTTATATACAGATCATTTACAGTCATATTCGAAGATACACCAGTTGTAGACTCCAATAAGAATACGCGTTCCCATTCCTTCGCTTCATCGGCAGTAGCAAATCCACGTTTGTGGTATCTCTTTTGGCTTCCGTTTGCATCTATATATGAACCTTCGCATTTATAGGTAATCTTTTTAACTAGCTTATCTTTCCTCTTTTTGCTCTTTACCATTCTTTCATCTTTTTTAACTGCCATTGCCTTATACCTCCATTTCGTGTAAAATAGGGTATAGAAAAAGTATTAACGTGCTAGGTTAAATTTTTTCTATGCAAGTGATATTGGCGTATCACTCATGCACTCCCTGTTGGCGCAGGGGGTGTTTTTTTATATCATGTTTAGTAAGTTTATAATCATTTGTTTACCATCGTCATTAAGTTCTCGATATTTGTTAATAACGAACGCTTCCTCTAAAGTTAGTTGATAATCTACGCGTTCTTCGTTGATGAAATAACGTAACGGAACATCTAGTGCCTCACACAGTTTATTGATTGTTTTTAAATTTGGCTCGCTTTTGCCGTTTTCCCAATTACTGATTGTCTGTGTTTGGACACCGAGTAACTTTCCAAGTGCTGCTTGAGATAAACCCTTTTGCTTGCGTACAGCTTTTAACTTTTCGTTGAACATAATAATCTTCCTAATAATACTTTTCAATATCATCGGGGTTCATGTGCCATATCACTCTACCTATAATGCTAACAGTATCTATATCCGTATTTATCATGATTGGTTGATGCGATTTATCACTACTATCAGGCATTAAAGTTATTTGATTTCCATTTACATACAGACGTTTTACAGTTGCTAAACCATTTACCCAAGCCACAACAATCTGTCCATCTTTTAAATTAAGCGCAGATTGCACATCTTCTGCAACAACAATCGAATTATCAGCAATAATGTTATTCATACTTGTACCATTCACTTTAAAGGCATGAAGTTTTTTCTTTATCATTTGATATTTGATAGGCACATACACGATTGCATCGGGTTCGCTATCGAGCAATTCTTCGAGCGTTCCTGCGGATAGGTTAGTTGAGTAATGTAAAGGGAAGTAATCGTTATATACTATTGGAATTTCTACAAGCCCCGATTTATTTAATTCGTCTTTTGCGTTATTGATTACATCTACATAATTTAGTCCGATTTGATTACATATTTTTTCCAGCATATCCATTTCAATTCGTGATGAACCGTCCTCATACCTTTTAAGTGTGGATTTTGTCTTTTCTCCATTTATTAGTTCTGATAATGTATCTAAACTAATTCCTTTAAGGTTTCGAGCGTTTTTGATTTGTTTTCCTATAATTGCATATAATTCCATATCAATTAAGTTTTTTTCTGGCATTCTCTCACCTACTTCCTTATTGCAACTATATTGTACCAAAAAAATGGGAATTTTCAATAACAAAACATAAAAAAATCATAAAATAGTGTTGCATTTTTATGAAACATGGTGTATATTATTGGTGTGCCAAATATACGGCACAAAAAGAAAGGACGGTGAGAACATGGATAGATATACACCTGAGCAGGCTAGAAAACTAAGAAATATTTCTCAAGTTAAAATGGCAGCTTTAATAGGAATGTCGGAAAATACATATATCAATAAAGAAAAAGGGGAAACAAAGTTCTATATTGATGAAGCATGTAAATTTTGTGAGGTAGTAGAAATGCCACTTGAAAGAATTATTTTTTTTAAACACGATGTGCCATAAAAACGGAACATGCGGGGAAACAGAGGACAAAATGAAAGGAGGACTTATGAAAATAAATTACGAAGAACACTTATTATACTTTTTAAATGAAATAGCAAAAATTTCGAATGAAAAAGCATCAATTAGAAATTGTTTGAAAATCAAGGTTTTAACAGATGTTATTTCATCTATTTATCTAATTATGGGTTTAAAAAAAGGTCAATGAATTATTCAAAACGGAGTAAGGAGAGAATCCTGTGAAAAAAAGAAAAAAGAAAAAGGCTTTACTCAAATCTGTCAATTTGAAAAAGCCAAAAATAATCACACGATTAATACTCGATGGTAAAGAAATATCCAGGTCTATTTACCATCAGGGAAATCACGATTAAAAGCGTTAAGAGCGGTCTTATATATTTCCATATATTCGACATAGGCATCTACTGAAGATTTCGTTTCGATACACCCACTGGCTAACTCTTCTTCAGTAGCATTTGCTATTGTTTCTTGATTTATCGCTTCTTGCTTTAATTTCATTACATCTTTTAAAAGAAAAAGCGTTAAATCGTGGGCTCTTTTTTCGTTATCAGTCATTTTCTATCCTCCTTTCTTTATTAGATGAATTATAGCACAGGATAGGTAATTGGGGATAATGGAGTAATCAAATTTTATTCATTAACAAAGGGGTATTTTAAGAAAATTTATTTTATAAAACAAATTGTGGATCGAAGTTAATGAATTATTCAAAACAGAATAGGAGAGGTGGGAAATGGAAGAACATACATATTTTATTGTATGGGCAATTACAACAGTCATTTGTTGGATAGCTATTTATTTGTACTCTAAAAATAGATGGTAAAACAAATGTTTTATCAAATAGTTATTACCTTGTATGAGTTAGACCACTACATAAATTATGTCATTTATAAATATCTCCTTTTTTGATTCATACATACCGCTTATGTGGTCTAGCTCACACAGGGTAATAGCTAAAAAAAGAAAGGAGGGAGCGAAATGTCAAGAATTAACTACGTAGATGGTCTTGCGATTGAACGAGAACAAATATTGTTAAAAATATATCTAACAAAAACGGATATAAGAAATTTCTTACGCTGCGGTTGTCCGGAAGCTAGTGCTATCTATGAGCAAGCACGTGAATTATGTGAAAAACAAGGCAAAAAAAATCTACCACGGAAAGCATATTACAAAAACTTTCTCGAAATTGTCGGAATCAACGAGAAAGATGTTCATCGCATGGCAAAAATTGAAATTGAAAGAAATGGATATAAAAAAGATGCGCCAAGTTTGACCGACCAACGCATCTAATCCCTTATAAAAAGACCAATCAAATTATAAGGGATTTCCAAACAAAAAACAAGAGGAGGAAATTTAATGAATAAGTATGCAAAATGTGCTTTAGGTTGCTCGTTAGTATTGAATGTAGCGTTTGCGATTATATGCAATGATATGAGCAATACGGCATCTAAAGCATTCGATGATCTAGCTATCGCTCAACAAAAAGTAAGTGATATTCAACATGATATTGAAGATTTGAAAGCCAAGCAAGAAGTACAACAATTAGAAGCTAAATGAACTTCACTAGGTACTTTCAAAATCACACATTACGGAGCAGACTGTGTCGGGTGCAGCGGTATTACAGCAACGGGAACAACGCCGCAAGAGGGTAGAACCATTGCAACGGATTGGAGCATCATTCCTGCCGGTAGCGAAGTGATGATAAATGGAAATACCTATATCGTAGAAGATCGTGGAGGTGCAATTCAAGGAAATGTGATTGATATGTTCGCAGGAACAGAGGCAGAGAGTGTTGAGCGTGGAGTGTTCTTTGCAGAAGTATTTGTAAAGGAGTAATAAAAAATGGAGCAAAACGATGTTATGGAAAACTTGGATTTCCAACTTGAAAAGAAATACGAAATGGAACAGGAAACAAGATCCTATTTAGTTTGTGATTTATGTGGTGAGCATATTTCACTTAATCAGAAAATTATTCAGCAGCACGATGGTACATTGGTTCATTTAGATTGTATTGTGCAAAGAGTAAAAGAAGAAGCGTTTGATGCCGAGGACTTTATGTAGGTGTTGTATGGAAACTTTATATCAAGATACGGAACAGTATATATGTCATAAATATAAAAATCGTGATGAATGGAAAGAAAAACGCATTCAAGGGATAGGTGGAAGCGATGCTAGCACTTTAGTTGGTCTTAATCCTTGGAAAGATAACAATACTCTTTGGAAAGAAAAGAAAGGTGTTATTGAAGCTGTGGATATATCTGATCGTCCATATATTCAATATGGAATTGAAGCAGAGGACTTATTAAGAAAATTGTTTGCTTTGGATTTTCCATATTACGATGTGCAATACATTGATAATGTAACGCTTCAATCGAAAGAGATACCTTGGTTGTTGTATTCGCCCGATGGCTTGTTAATTGATAAACGTACTAGTATGAAAGGCATCTTTGAATGTAAAACAACAAACATTCTTCAATCAATGCAAAAAGAGAAGTGGAACAATCGAATACCGGATAACTATTATGTGCAGGTCTTACATGGATTGCTAGTTACCGGGTTTGATTTTGTTATTTTAAAGGCTCAACTTAAAACGGAATATAAAGATGGAAATATTACATTGGTTACAAAGCATTACATTATTTATCGTGATGGAGTTTTAGAAGATTTGGAGTGGTTGAAACAAAAAGAAATTGAGCAGTACGAAACATACTATATCAAAAACATAGAGCCGCCTACAATCTTACCGATGTTATAAAAATGAGGAGGACAACATGGAACAAACAGAAGCAAGGAAGCAAAGTTTTGAATTAGATTTACGTATGACGGAAACAGGAATTTTAAGCAATGTAGAAGCTTTAAAAACAATGCTTCCCAATTTACTTAAACCGTACGATTACGTTGTATCAGTAAACAATATCAAAGATGCTAAAGCTGATAGAACGAAGCTTAATACCACGCGAGATATTATTAAAAACAAACGAATGCAGTTTGAAAAAAATGAGATGGAAAGTTGGTTAAATGCTAAAAAATCAATTATGGAGCTAGAAAAAATGATTGATGAAGCTTCCAATAAACTAGGTGATGGTATTAAGAAAATTGAAGAAGAAGAAAAAATAAGCAAAATGGAAGAAGTAAGGCAATTATTTGAAACAATCTTAGATGCTTTACCGGTAAAGGTAGCTTTTGAAGCTTTGTATATCAGAAAAGAATATGACAAGAATTCTATGACTGTTAAAAAGATTTTGGAAGATATGCAAGTAAAGGTAAACAAGCTTATTACCGATTGGAAAATGCTTGAAGCTTATCTTCCTACGGATCCTGCAGATATAGAACAAGTGAAAGTAGTTTTTGCAAATACACTTGATATTGGTTTAGCGAAAGCAAAAGCTGATGAATTGAATAAAATTAGGCAATCCGTTAGCGAACAACGTGTTATTGCAGAACCTAAAAAAGCTATGCCGCAGCCACAGATTGTTGAACAAACAATAATGGGAAAACCAACAATTCAAAAAATCAATTTTGCTATTACTGCAGAAAGAGAATTCTTCGATTTGTTAAATAGAATAGTCGCAGAAAATAAGCATCTTATCAAAAATTTAGTAGTCATTTCAAAGGAGGAAATAGAAGATGGCGTTACAAAATAATTTATCAGCACAAGGAACAGGGAAAAGAAAATTTAGTGTTGTTATTCAAAGTGAGAGTATTCAAAAGTTAATCAATAATACACTAGGAGATACTAAGAAATCACAGAAATTCGTTACAGCGATTTCAAGCGCAGTTGCAGTTAATCCACAGTTACAAGAATGTGATGGATTCTCAATTGTTAATGCAGCGTTGCTAGGCGAAACATTACAGTTATCTCCAAGTCCGCAGTTAGGACATTACTACATGGTGCCGTTCAATGATAAGAACAAAGGTAAAGTGGCAACGTTCGAGCTCGGCTACAAAGGATATCTCCAATTGGCTATTCGTTCCGGACAGTATAAAAAGATTAACGTGCTGGAAATCAAAAAAGGCGAATTGATTAACTTCGATCCATTAAATGAAGAACTTGAAATCAATCTAATTCAAGACGAATTGGAACGTGAGAAAGCTGAAACCATCGGTTATTACGCAATGTTTGAATTAGTGAATGGATTTAAAAAAGCGCTTTATTGGAGCAAAGAAAAAATGTTATCTCATGCAGATAAATATAGTGCTGCATTCAATGCAAAAAGCTATAACGATCTAATGACAGGAAAAATACTGGATAAAGATAAGTGGAAGTACAGTAGCTTTTGGTATAAAGATTTTGATGGCATGGCATTTAAGACAATGCTACGTCAATTGATTTCTAAATGGGGCATTATGTCCATCGAATTGCAGGCAGCGTTTGAGGGTGATTATACGTTTAAAGACGCAAGTGGTAATAGTACATACGTGGAGGAAACTAATGAACCACTCATTAATCCGGATATTGAAGTAACACAGGTTCACGAAGAAGTAACGCCACAAGCTGCATTCGATACGAAAGAATCAGCACAAAACATTCAACTATTATAAACATAATTGAGGAGGACAAATAAAATGTTGTTTATTGATACAAAGGAATTAAGAGAAAAAGGATCTATTGCATTATTGCAAAATGGCGCATTGATTGAAGCGATTGATAAAGAGATGCTGAAAGTATTAGATGATATTGAAGATATCTCCACTAACCCAAAGGAAAAAAGAAAAATTAAACCGGAGCTGATTATTTCGGCTAATGCAAGTAGAACTGCCATTAATATGGAAGTCGTTATTGCTGTTCAACTTGCGAAACGTGGTGTTATGCAAATGAACATGAACTTAGAGAAAGCTGTTGATGATGATGGACATTTATTATCTTATACACTCCAACAGGAAGCAGAAGAAGCGGAAGGACAACAGGATATTGACGGCAATGAAACACAAAGAGAAACAGTTAAAATCCCTTACCACGCAAATGCAGTTGAAGCTGAATTCACAGAGAAAGAAACGGACGAATTACAGGGCGATACAGATAAGAAAAATGTAGGAGATACAGAAACATTGGAAAATGAAGAAAACCTCTACAATGAAGCAGAACGAAGCGATAAAGCAGAAAATGAAGCGATTGACAGTTATGTTGACGCAGAGATAGAAGATTTCCCAAATATCAACGATGATACCCATGACTACTTTTAGTTTCACAGTACCGGGAAAACCATTTGGAAAACAGAGACCTAAAGCAACGCGTAGAGGAGTGCATGCATCAGTATATACACCTAAAGAAACAGTTAATTATGAAAATCTTGTAGTGGCGATGTTCAAACAAAAATATCCATTAGATAAACCGATTGATGGAGAGGTAAGAGGTACGATTCGTGCCTTTTACCAAATCCCACAATCAAAATCAAAAAAAGTAAAGGAACGCATGCTAAACGGAGAAATAAAACCAATGGTTAAGCCTGATTTAGATAATATACAAAAGGTAATTTATGATGCTTTAAACGGTATTGCATATACAGATGATTCGCACATTATTGCAATGCGGTGTGCTAAGTTTTATTCAGATGTTCCGAGGGTCGAGGTACTGATTGAAGGAGCGGTGAATGATGAATGATGGATTTATTAAGTTGCACAGAAAGATCATAGATTGGGAATGGTACGATGATATTAACACAAAAACTTTGTTCATTCACATTTTACTGATGGCTAATTTTGAAGATAGAAAGTGGCACGGCGAGACTGTAAAAAGAGGTAGTTTTCTTACTTCTTATCAAACTTTAGCAACACAAACAGGTCTTACAATGCAACAAGTAAGAACATCAATAAAAAAGTTATTATCAACAAACGATATAACAAAGGTAACAAGTAATAAAAACACTGTAATTATCGTACCAAATTACGATTTGTATCAATCGGTGCAACAAACAGAAGAACAAACAAATAACATTGAAGAAACAAACGAGCAACATTCAAATAACATTCAAGTAACAACAACTAAGAAAGAAAAGAATGTAAAGAATGATAAGAATATTAGAAAAAAAGAAAATACCAAAGAAAAAAAGACCGTGAGTTTTTCTTCGATTCTTGATGGCTACACCCAAAACGATGAACTTAAAAAAGTTTTGCTATCGTATGTCGATATGCGGAACAAAATGAAAGGTTTTACCACACACGCTTTAGAGTTAAACCTCAAAACGTTAGATTCACTTGCAGGAGATGATAAAACGAAAATTGAAATCGTGAACCAAACAATCGAACATTCTTGGAAATCGTTCTACAAAATCAAGAATGACGGATACAGCAAACAACAAATATCAAAATCGAAAGAATTGCCATCTTGGTATCACGATCAATCGAACATAAAAATTGATACCGAAGATTTTAACGAAGCAGAAATGATTGAATTGCAAAATCAGTTGAGAGGTGGAAGATGAAAGTACATTGCTTATTTGAACAATCAGGAACATTCAAGAATGAATTTAAAAAGCTAGGGTATGAAGCTTTTGACTATGATGTTTTGAATGATTTTGGACAAACAGATTTCAAAGTTGATTTATTCGATGAGATACGTAAAGCATACCAAGAGGAAGAATCAATATTTGATAATTTCAAAAATGATGATTTAATTCTTGCTTTCTTTCCTTGCACAAAGTTTGAAACACAAATACCATTACATTTTAAAGGAGAAGCAAGGCAGCAAAGGAATTGGACGGATATTCAAAAACTAGAATATGATATGAAACTTCACAATGAATTACATGAGTTGTATGAATTGCTTTGTATGATATGTGTAGTTGTTATCCGCAAAGACTTAAAAATGATAATTGAAAATCCAAGTATGCCACCGCATTACTTAACAACTTATTGGTGCATGAAACCAAGTTTGGTTGATAAAAACAGACAAGATGATGGAGATTACTATAAAAAACCTACTCAATATTGGTTTATCAACTGTGAAGTACAAAACAATTTATGTTTTGAACCACTTGAAATTATTGAGAAGAAAAAGGTAAAAAAATGTAAAAAAAATGATGGGTGTAGTAGAAAAGTCGAAAGGTCATTGATACACCCACAATACGCAAGAAGATTTATTAAACAATACATTTTGGAGGATAAAAAGAATGATTGAAACTGTAAATATGACAAAAGTTTTAAAACAAGCCATTGAAACGTATGGCAAAGAAAATCAAAGCATGATGGTGCTTGAAGAAATGGCAGAACTTCAAAAAGAAGTATGTAAGAGCTTGAGAGGTAATAATAACCACGATGAAATTGTTGAAGAAATTGCCGATGTACTGATTATGATTGAACAACTAAAAATTATGCACGATGTGAAATACAGAGAATTAAACGAAATGTTTAACTTCAAAATTAACAGATTGAAAGAGAGGTTGGATTCAAGTGATTAACAGAGCAGTAATTGTTGGACGATTGGTAAGAGATCCGGTTTTACGCAAAACAACAAGTGGAGCAAGTGTTACTTCCTTTACGGTTGCGGTGGATAGAAAGTTTAAAGCGGAAGGACAGCCAACTGCGGATTTTATTCAGTGTACTTCGTGGAACAAGGTCGCTGATAATGTTGCTAAGTACATGAAGAAAGGATTTCTTATCGGCGTTGAAGGAAGATTGCAGACAAGGAGTTATGAGAATAAGGACGGAAAGAAACAGATTATTTGTGAGTTAGTGGCAGAGTCCACTGCATTCTTGGAACAAAAAGATAATCGCAATACAGCGTTGCAGAGCGATGAAAGTGTTGGAGGGTATAAATATACGACTGACACTACAAATTCATTACCACAGGAACAACAGAGTGGTTATAGCGAGAATTATGGTTATGGTAACGATGGTTTAGATATCGCCAGTGATGATTTGCCATTCTAATGAAATTTAATTATTGCAACAAAGGAAGAAAGAAATGGACAAATACAGAGAAGAAATTGAAAGTAACATAAATGGAGTGAATGAGTATATCAATAGGCAATTGAAAATGCATCATTCTCAAGATTTTATCAATCGAATTATGAAAAAGATTGAAGTGATACGCAATTTATCAGTTGAGTATGGAGTGATTGTTGGAACAGAAAAATTATATGAGAAATTAGCATTACAGGAAAATGAAATCTATACGCAAAAAAAGAAGATAAAGGAACTTGAAAAAGACTTGGAGGTTTATAAGAAAAGATGGTCAAGGTTACAGAAAAATACTACATCGAAGTAGAAGCGGATTGTTGCACTGTTTATGAGCGGTTATGGAGCGAAAAGAGACAGGAACATTATTATAATTCAGTATGTTTCCCACGTGATTTATGGGGCGCATTGAACGCTATAAAAAGGCATATATACGCAGATAAATTGAGTGGCTGTGATATGTCTATCGGCGAAGCATTAGCTTTGTTGAAGCAACTAAATGATGAATTTACATCAAAACTTGATGAGATTAAAAGGTTGGTGGAATTGAAATGAATAAGTATCAGAATGCGTTAGAAAAAGCAAGTTTATGTTGTTTATGTACAGATACGGCAGAAGAAGCACATGAATATTTAGATGTATTAAAGGAACTAGTCGATAAGGCTACACCGAAGAAAGTAGAAAAAAATATTGAAGGTGCAAGTTATTGCCCTAACTGCAAAGTGGTTGTTGCAAACAAGAATATAATAAATGACTTGAACTACTGTCATTATTGCGGAAAAGCGTTAGATTGGAGTGATGAAAAAAATGAATATAACAAATAGACAATATCTAATAGAACAATTAGAAGATCCTAACTTCATTGATGATAGTGGTGCAAGCTATGAAGCAACAATTTATTACAATATCGCTTGTCCATATTTTTGTGTCGATGAAAGAGCGTTGTGTCATAAAAAAATGGATAAGGTAAATAGAGAAATGTGTTTTAAATGCAAAGAAAAATGGCTTGATAGTGAAATTGATACGTAAAGGAGTGAGTGAAGATGCTGACTAAAGGAAAATATTTAGAAATTATAAAGGAATTCGAAGATGATTTTTTTCTACATACACCAAGATTTGTAACATATCATTCTCCAAGATTTATGAAAAACATTTATGAATTAAATCAACTAATCAAAGAACACTTTGAACTTGTTGAAGAATATAACACGCTGCTAACACCCTGCAATGCGTTATCACAACCATACAAATTTGAAGATTTGAAAAAAGGTATGTGGGTTTGGGATAACCAATTAAAATGGTGTTTTGAAATTGCAATTTGTAAAGTAGAAATTAAAGGTTATGAAAATTTGAAAATGTTTAAGGTCAAAAACTATGATGATAGTTTAACATTGATGATATTTGAAAAAAATCGTTTCTATCCTGTGCAAATGGCGAATGTGAGGTGTGAGTGATGTTTAAAACAGATGATACAAACTTAATTTATGAACAATTAGAGAAAATAAAACCAATTCTTGAACAAGAAAAAATAAAAGCAATTCTTGAACAAGAAAAAATAAAAGCAAAAGTTATTGAAAAACCAAAACCAAATAGAAAAGAATATGATTTTACAAAAGTCAATCTAAAAAGCTTTTCAAAAAAGCATTTGATTAAGATTATTTATGGATTGCAGGCAGAACTTAATCAGTATAAAGAGGTGTTTAATAATGCTAGCTGATATCGAAAAATTCATATACAATGACAAGATTTATTCGAAGTGCAACGCTGCGGATAAAGAAATGATTGATACATGCCTTCATGGAGTGCGTCAGCAAATCGAAACTTTCAAAGATGCGTATAAACAAGCGCAAGAGGAAATAGCGTTGCTAAAACGTGAAAATAAAGCATTATCTGATGATAATGAAATGAAGTGTGATGAAATAGCTAAATTAAAAGCAGAAAATAGAGAATTGAGAGGTGGAAGATGTCAACAGCTAGTGAATTGATGTCATTTGTGAAAGGCGATGAATTAAATATTCTCAATATCCTTGAAGATCAAAATGTTGCACAAAGAATAATCAAGCGTGTTCAAAAAAAGTTACATGATATGCAAGCACACTCTTGTATGTACGGGCAGGTTATGACACAAAAAGGTATTCCGACAAACAAAGAAAAAGAAAGATACATACAATTACTTAATAAAAATGAAGAAATCATATCTAAAAATCAATTATTAAAAGACGATATACGAGAGTTGAAAAAACAACTTGAGAAGAAGCAGAGGATTATTGATTATTATGACAATATAATTGGTAAAGAAAAACCAAATGAGGATACTGATGAAGATTAAGGTTACAAAGAATTTGTTGGATATTCCGGAAAGGTATCGTCCGAGAGTTGGATATGTATTTGATGTGTTGGATATTAAATGCGGTTTATATAAACCATGCGAGAATAATTTAAAAATGATTGAATGTTGCGGTCATATCATCGCTGTTTCGCCAAGTGAATGTGAAATCGTAAAGAAGCGAGATAAGAGATAAATAAAAAAAGGACATGCTCTCACCAAAGTGCATGTCCACTCTCAACGTCTGATATGAATATATCATATTCGAGGAGGAAAATCAAACTATGAAAAAATTATTGGTAACAAAAGAAGATATCGACTATATGAAAAGAGTTTTATCAAATCTACGCTATCATTACGAAAAAGCAAATTTCTTTAAAAAAGAACAAAAAACAGCTGCGAAACTATTGGACGAAGAAATCAAAGGGCGAGGGATATCTTATGACAGCCTTCCGAGTGGTTCTAGGGGTGTTTCTACATACGAGAATGAACTTATCATAACAGAAGCAAGCTATGCACAGATGGCTCAAAACGAGCTTAAAAAAGCAAACAATATTTTGGAAGAAGAAAAAATCGAAGATAGATTAGAAGTGTTGAAAGAAAAGGAACTTGAAATCTATGATGATTACTTTGTGGACGGAATGACATTGGAACAAATTGCTTTCAAATTCAATAAGAAATCAAAGCAATGGGCAGCACAAAAAATTGATGACATTGTACGCAAGATGTTGGAGGTTGAGCTGTAGTATGAAAAGTGAATTGGTATGTTGGATAGACGTAAAAGTTGAAAATATATACGCTGAATTAAAACGATTATTTGAAGAACAGTCCGATAAGAAAATTAAGAGCGGAGCATTTAAACACCCGATTATCTGCAAAATATTGAGTATGGATAATCCATCTATTGAACAGGCAAAACGTAGAAAGTTTAATGATCCCGATGATTTGGAATACTGTTTTCGTAAATATCAAGATGTAATTGCTGAAATTAACTTATATACAATTCTTATTCCGTCTATTGAAACATTCTGTATGTTCATGGGTTGGACTGCTGCTACGATGAAAATAGTTGCTAATAACGCTTCACAAGATATACAAGCAGTGTTGGATTTGGTGGAAGATTATATTGTTGATTCACAGCTTACAGCAGGGCAAAGTGGTTTTGTACGGGCATCTATTACAAAATTCAGAACACAAGTGAGTGGTGAACATGGGCAAGGTTTAATGACAGCAAAAGAAGAACAATCAAAGAAGCATGTTGAAGGTCAAACCAAAAAACGTGATGAACTATTGGCGGACTTAGAAAATCTCGGGTTTATGATTGAATTACCGAATAAGAAGTAAAAAAAGTACGGAGTGATTGGAAATGATTAGAAAGTATTGTGATAAATGCGGTAAAGAGGTTAAGCGTGAAATCAAAGTCAATTTTGAAACAAACGATGATTTTAATGGTTGTAGTTGGAAAGATATGTTCTCTGTAGATCAACAATTCGAATTGTGCAATGAGTGTGCGAGAGATGTAATTGATTTTATTGAGGGTTCTGACAAGAAAGAGGAGTGATGAAGAATGAAAAAAACTTACGATGATATTGAAAACTTAGCGTTTGAATTGCCGGATTATCCTGACGATTTGAAAAAACTTTTTAAAGAAACAGGAGATTTTATTAGAGAATTACCACTTAGTGTTAAACAAAATGATATATTGGTTGAAATGCTAGTCGAAAACGTTAAAAGTGCAAGAATAAATGGCTTTTCTGTTGGTTTCGGAACGGCGTTGGGGTACGGCGGCGCAAAAATAAAACGTATTGACGAACAATTAAATTAAGCTAAAGGAGGACTAACAATGAACGAATTAAAGGTTTATGACTTTCGAGGTAAGAAAGTTACTGACAGTAGAATAGTGGCGGAGATGATAGGAGTGCAGCATAAGAATCTACTACAAAAAATTAAGGGATATGAGGAAATTTTACTGAGCTCAAAATTCAGCTCAGTAGAATTTTTTATCCCAAGCGAATATAAAGATAGTACAGGGCGTAATTTAAAATGCTATCTTTTAACCAAGAAAGGCTGTGAAATGGTAGCTAACAAATTAACCGGTGAAAAAGGTATTTTATTTACTGCTCAATATGTCGAGGCGTTTAACGAAATGGAAACTAATATGAACCTAAAATCTAAATTACCTACATCAGATTTGGAACTATTGAAATTAGCAGTAAGTGCTATTGATGAAACTGATAAAAAAATAGTTGCACTTGAAACTAAAGTAGAGCAGAAGTTTGATGAAATGCCCTTATTTGGAGTAGATCAAGACGAGATAAGACACGCAATTAATGTGAAAGTTATTTCATGTCTAGGAGGAAAAGAATCGAAGGCTTATACTGATAATTCTATCAGAGGGAAGGTATATAGTGATATTCATTGTCAAATACGGCGTGAATTTGATGTTGATACATACAAAGCAATACCTAGAAAGAATGTAGAAACAGCCATTGAAGTTATACATGGATATAAATTGCCTATTTCTTTGTCAGACAAAATAGAGGCAGTTAATAGCCAGCAAATTATGGATATATAATACATGATTAAAGCACTCGTTCTTTGAAAATTGAATAGGGTTCGTGAGATTGATAAAAGCATACGGAGGTGGTAGAATATTGTTGAAAGAAGAAGGAGAATATGAGTATGAAAAAATTTTTAACCATTTTTATGGCACTGTTGTTATGTGTCGGACTTGCAGGGTGTGGGAGTGAGGAAGAAGCAGAGACATCATTTAGGAGTAACGGTAATATTAAAGATGAGTTAGAAGAAGATGGTTGGACTCTTGAAATGATAGATAAAAACTTAGTTGAATTAGAAAACGATGAAAATGATGATATTTTTGAATTTAATATTGATGATGAAATTCTTAAATATAATGGTTATATATATGATGAAAACGGTTTTACTTACGATACTGGAGAAGTTATCAATGATTTAATTACAGCAGATGCAAAAGATTGTTTAAAGAAGTACGATTTATCAATTGAAGATATAATTGAATTTATGAAGTGGTATGCGAAAACACAAGTTTTAATGTATCCTACCGAAGATGGTTCAAGTGAAGAAAATAGCGATAATAATGAAAATTTAACAACTGATAATTCCAATGAAAGCAAACCAACCGGTCAGTCCAGTAATAACAATCAAACAAACAGTAGCCAACAATCTATTTCTCAAGGACAAAGAGAAGCTTTAAGAAGTGCTAAAAGTTACTTAAACACAAATATGGCATTTTCATATAAAGGGTTATTAGAACAACTTAAACATGAGGGTTTCTCTGATGCAGATGCTACTTATGCAGTCAATAATTGTGGTGCAAATTGGAATAATCAAGCGTTAAAATCTGCGCGTAGTTATTTGAACACAAATATGGCATTTTCATACAACGGCTTAATAGAACAATTGCAAAGCGAAGAATTTACTTATGAAGAAGCTGTATATGGGGTTAATAACTGTGGAGCAGATTGGAATGCACAAGCAATTAAATCCGCACAAAGTTACATGGATATAGGAATGGGATTTTCTCGTCAAGAACTAATAAATCAACTAATTCACGAGGGATTTACTCAATCACAAGCTGAACAGGCAGTAAATGCAATTGGACTTTAATGATATAACACAACCCGCTCTAACGAGTGGGTTTTAATATGTTTTTGCAGAAATATAAAAAACCTCTTGCATTCTTGTCGAACATAAAATATAATAATTTATGTCGAACGAGAAAGAAAGGAGGACTATGTCAGATAAAAAAAAGGTGGGTAGACCACCAATCGACAACGCTCGTACCGAGAGAATGGCTTTCAGAGTAACTAAAGAAGAAAAAGAGGAATTAAAGACATTGGCTCAAAAAAAAGGATTAACAATAACAGAGTTAATCCTGCAAGGTATCGAAAAAATGAAATAAAAAAAGGGTAACTGTTAGTTTTTGGTCGAACGAGTACAGTTACCCAACACACAACCTCAAGAGATTGCATAACAAGTATATCACATAATGATATACATTTTCAAATAGACATTGCAACCTCTTGAGGACACACGCACAAAAGTGCAAAAAGTACACAGGAGGTTTTTTATATATGCGAAACATTGAGAAAACTATTGAAGAAACAATAGTAAAAACAGGGTATGACATGAAAGTTGATGAAGTTGTCGCCCTTCAAGAAAAAGGTGCATGCGAAAGTATATGTAATGCGTTTGTGTTTGGTTATGCACAAGGAATGAAAGCCTTAAAGGCAGAAATGAAACAGAAGGGAGTTGCACTTTAATGAATGTATTAGAAACGCTTTATCATGAATGGTGCAGCAATCTTCAAGACAATAGAGAAGTCGAAGAAGCTGCAAATGAATTAAGCAAATTTGACGAAGAATTAAAAGATGCAATGAAAGATAACTGCTTTGATTTAGATTGTGCAATTTTTAACTTTGCATCAGTATCTCAAAAACAAGGCTTCATGGGAGGCTTTGAAATAGCAAGACAATTATTTTTAGGAGGAAATTTATAATGAACAAATTATCAACATTTAGAAACGATGAATTAAATTTAAAAATTAGAGCAATGGAAAATGAAGATGGTAGCATTTCGGTAAACTTGGAAGATGCTGCGAGAGGGTTAGGGTTTACGACCGTTGCCACAAGTGGCAACGTGGTTGTTAGATGGAACAGGGTCAATCAATATTTAAAAGAATTTAATGTACCCACTTGTGGACGTGATGATTTTATCCCTGAACCAATTTTCTATCTTTTAGCGATGAAAGCAAATAACGATACAGCAAAGAAATTTCAAATTTGGGTTGCGACTGACGTTTTACCACAAGTGAGAAGAACAGGTGGTTATCGACTTCCACAAACACCTGAAGAAAAAATCCGATTATTATTAGAAGCTAATCAAAGTGCAAATACCAAGATTGAGAAAGTTGAGGAACGTGTATCAAACTTGGAGGACAATAGATTTCTTAATCCAAATGAATACGGGTATTTGAATACACAAGTATCATCACGCATTCGTGAAGTAAAAGACGTACACCAAATGCAGCTAAACCGCAGACAAAACAGTGAATTGTTCAAGGCAATTGGCAGAGATATTAAAACAATCACAAATGTGCGATGCCGTTCTCAAATTCGATATAAAGATTTCGACAAAGTATTAGACTTCGTTAAGACGTGGGAACCATCGAAAGCAACAATGGTTGTAATCAGTCAAATGGGAGCAGCTTAAAATAAGCGAGAACAGATAACAGGAGGTATATATACATGATTTATTCATACACTCGAGTATCAACAAACAAACAAGATTATCTAAGACAAGACGAAGCAATCAAGAAATGGTGCGCAGATAACAACGTGGAGATTGATGTGTCATTTTCCGATACCATTACAGGAAAAACATTTAATCGTGATGGGTATAATCGTATGAAACAGGCAGCAGTTAGTGGTGATACAATTATCATAAAAGAGCTTGATCGCTTGGGTCGTGATTGGGACGGAATAAAAGAAGAGTGGAAATATTTTGATGATAAAGATATTAACATCGTTGTAATTGATATGCCTTTACTTTCACAAGCAATTTATGACAAAGACGGAAATATTGATTTGAATATCAAGTTTTTAAAGGCAATCGTATTTGAAACGCTTTGTTACAACGCAGAACTTGAACGCCAAAAGAACAGCAGAAGAACATCGGAAAAGCTGCAAGCTATGAAAGCGGAGGGCATTAAGCTTGGCAGACCGGTAAATACAGAAGTAGATAAAACAGTTTGTGAATTATACGCACAGGGTATGAATAAGTCAGATATTGCCTTTTATGCAGGTGTTTCAAGACCACAAGTATATACCATATTGAAAAGAAATCATTTGATGTAAGACAGGCTTTAGGGTTTGTCTTTTTTTGTGGACAGTTTTGCATAGGCACATAGGGTATAAAAAAACTGTGAAGTCCTAGTTAGATAACTTAGATCTTTTCACAGCTTCTTTGATTTTATTTCGTGCAATATATTACGTACTTCAATCATATCTATAACTTGTAATTTTCCACGTTTTTTAATAAAATCGCTTTCTATCAAATTGAGACGTTTACTACATCTAACTGTAGATGGCTTATTTAGTCCAGCTTCTCTCCATTTCTTTATTTGATATTCTCCGGGATACATCTTTCTAGGTTCATGAGAAGTGATTTTTAGCGATAAGATAAATATATCTTTAGGTGAAATAACAAGTACAGGACGCCTTTTTAAAGTGTGTGGATCATCTTCAAAAGCTACCTTTGCATCCCATATTTCCCAACTACTAGGCTTCATCATACTCCTTAGGAAGAACGTAATTTCCATCTTCGTTGCGATATCCTATGACATCTAATGCTAATACATCATCATAGTTGAATGGAGATAATTTCATTTTATCACGAAAGTAATCAGCAATGGATTTTTTACTGATGATTGTATGTTTTGCATCTACATTGAAAACTTGTTGCCAAGGAGAACCTTGTGCATGAGTGATATCTACAAGTTTTGGAGAGGAATATTTTCCAAATTCTTCTGCGACATTCAATAAAATTTCTAATTCATCAGAAGAAAAATTTTCTACATTGTAGTCTCCGTATGTTTCATCGATATTTCCTCTGCCACAAACTTTAAATGTTCTATACACAGATGGAACAACAGGGCCATATTTCCATGCTTCAATTTCATCATCAAACAAAGGCATTCCTCGTTTGTAAAGGCTATACCCTTGTGCAAAATAAAGGAGTTTGTTAAGACGTAAATTTGAAATATAATCATCATCGGAAGAATTAGCTAAATCAATAAAAAAGTTTGCATAATCAACAGCTTTTAACATACATAACACCTTCCTTTCATCATGATTATATTATAATGTGTCGTATTTTTCTACTGATACATGCAAAATATTGTTAAAAACATATATAAAGTGGTAAAAAACGATAATAAATAAAAAGAAAATAAAAAAACAGTTTTGATATGACACATACCCCCATTTGAAAAAAAATACAATACAAAAAAAGTTGCAAACAGATTGCAACCCACACATACCCCCTCAAAAAAAGCACGTTTTCAAAAAAAATTACGTGCTCTTTTTATCGTCTTTTTGCAAGTCTGATAGATCGAATGAGAGCAATGGTTTATTTGTTGTTTTATCCTTTATTTCTATTTCATAACCTAAATAATCGCACAACTTGATCATATCTTGTAAAGTAATGCGCTCTTGACTTACTTTATTGTTTAATGATTGTTTACTAGACATTTCCCAAATATCCATTAGATCCAGTTGTAACTTATTTTTGAATTGCAACATTATTTTTATTTTATTTTTTATCATATTTAACCTCCAAACAGTTTTGATATGGCACATACCCTTTCTAGAATATGATAAGGTTTTATCCGTTTTTTGTCAATGGAAAGTAAATATAAAAAGTTATGTTTATAACTTTAAAACTTTATAAGATAATTTCAAAAGTTTACTTTTTTTATTGACAATATAACGTAAAAAGTGTACTATGTATGCGTAAGGTACCTAACGAAGCCAAGAGGCAGGAGGATAAAAAGACATGAAAACAATTAAAAGAATGGGATTAAGAAATTACTTATTAGTTAAATCAAATTGCTTGTATTCGGCTGTGTGGATCAAGTTGAATAGATCCAATAAACACCAATATAGAGAATGTTCAAGCGTTCATAAAATGATCGTTAGTTTATATAAATAGAGGAGGAAAAGGGAATGAAACTAGAACAATTAAAGGAAAAGCTAACTTGTGATAATTTAATGGAATTGGTAGATGCTTGCTACAGATGCTACAGATATAATAGCTATTTCGGAAGATTAAAAGTATATGAATTTGATGATGAATTTTTCAATATTCATTTCAATGATCCTATGGAAGCAGCAAGGGCTACGTTTTTCGGTAATATCCAAAATTGGCTAGATCCTTATATCAGGTTTAACGGCTACGGGAATTTGGAAAGCATAGACGAGGATGAATACGAAATGGAGTTAAAGGACAATATAAATGAAATAGTAGAAAAATCACTAGAATTATACAAAGACGGAAATATCACTTTATATGGCGAATTAGAGGAATTATTCGATGAATATTTAGAAAACGAGGAGGAATAAGGACATGAGAACACAATTAGAAGAACTTAAGAAATATGGGTATAAAATATATGTTAGTGATAAATATACATGGGCTTATATTATTACGTCTAGTAACAACATTTTATACATCGAAGAAAACCACTTTTATGGATATGATGTAAGCTTTGAGTATATCCCAACTGATGGTTGCGGCGACGGTTGTTCATGTAAGGGGAAAGGACAAGATAGAATAGATCCAACGGTTATAACAATCGATCTAGAAAGTATCCAAAAGGCAGAAAGAAACGGTAGTAACTTTGCTTGGGAACTTGGCGCAAAACGCTATAAGAGTGTTGCGCAGTGGTTTGATAGAATGTGGTGTAAAGAGGATTTTTACAAATTATAGGGAATGTGGAGGAAAAGAAAATGAGCGATAAAAGAACTATTAAGGAAACAATCGAATTATTTAAAAACTACGCATATCACTTCGAAGGAGAAGCGCATAGATGCAACGATAAAGAAACCGCTGCGAATTGGAGAGGGAAAGCGGAAGCTTATAGATTAGCAGCGTTTGAGATTGAAAGGAACATGAAACATGACTAAACTAGAATTGATTATATTTACTATCGGCGTTATTTTGTGGTTTATATATGTTATATGGAGCTTGAAAAAAGGCGTTAATCCGTTTACAATATGGGAAGAAGAGAAAGACGAGAACGCAGCAAAGGAGGGAAAATAAGACATGTTTATATTGAGGGCATTAGCTTCTATCGTAGGAGCGATTATAGGATTGTTTGGAGCTTTACTTGGGCATAAGTAATATTGAAATTATAACATAAAAAAAAGAGAGGTTTAAAAAATGAAAAAGTACAAAACGTGGACAGAAGAAAGCGCATCAAGGTCAATTTATTTCAATTGGGATTTTATCGATAAAGCATTAAAAGATGAATTCGAAACAGAGGTTGGATATGTAAGTCAATATTTGATAAGACTTTCAGATCACGAAAGACCTCCAGTAATTGATGGATACGCAACTTATGAACATAAATTTTTCTATGACGCGAGAGACGAAGAAACATATATTTTAGCGGTTAAGTACTTGACGGCTGCATTAGATAAATATTGCGATGGAAAAATAAATGCGGAGGAATTGGGCGAACTCTTATTTAATGTGAATTATAATGATTTGATGGAATTGCAATTGAAAGAAGAGGTTAAATGAAATGGGAAGAAAATTGTATATAGAAAGCGTAGAATTAATTGGTGATGATTTAAACGGATCAACACCATTGCAAATTGAAAAATACGCAAAGGAAAATAACTTGTATTTTTCACAAGATGATATAGGGAATTGTTATCTTTCTAAAAATGAAGATTGTGAACAATTTGAAGAAGTAGAAGGATTTGAAATTGACTAATGTAGATTGAGCATTTGCGATTATATGCAAGTGCTTTTTTTATTACTGTTTCAGTATGGCTTTATTTCAGCGCTTTAGAGCGCTTTTTTTAGTTTCGGTATATAAGAAGCTACGAAAACATGAAATAACGTTTCTAGGTGGGTTAAAATAAGCGATACAAAGGAATAAAGATGAATGATGTAAGCATATATTTATATTATTTCTTATTTTTAATTGTATATGATGTATTTTTATGTATTTGTATATATAGATAGTATATAAGATGAAACAACGCTTAGAACGTCTAAAAAGGGCAGTTATGGAGAGGTAGTACAGTGGTAGTATATTGCTGCTTCTTAGTATATATATGCACTATGTATATGTAGTATGTAATATACTTACTCTTTTTATTATTTATTATATGTTTATTTATAATATGTATTATATGTAATATGTATATATAATAGTATGGCGCAGTATATTCATGATCTAATAGAATAAGATAGCATATATGAGTATGGTTGTGCTGCTAGTGTAGTAGGTAGTATTATATATATCTACTATGTATATTTAATAATCTATATATAATTATTTTTATTCTTTCTTTTATTTTTATTATGTATTAAGTATTATATATACTATTATTATATAATATACAGGAGAATGAGAGAGGCATGAGGGCAAAGAGGAGAGGAAATAAAAGCAGTTTTTCGCGCATATATGAAAATAGAATAGTTTCTATATCCGTGATGGTCCTAGTGTATTTAAAAATTGTTCAAAAAATATAGTATGTATATGATAGTGTAATAAAAACGAACCTTTTTTTAACACCAAAACCCTTTAAATAAGGCATATATATAACCCCCTCCCTATTTTTTTATCAATATAGCACCTTAGTTACCCCAATCTCCCACACGAAGAATTTTTTCAATTTCACTCTTTTGTATTCATTCGAAATAGCCATACTCAAGAATAATCATGCATATTTTAGACTGCATAATTTCCAATACAGTGTGGAAAACTTTTACTTGACTTGTCAACTTGACAAAAAAATAAAATTGGATATAGTATGAAGTTAGCAGATAAAAAAACTGCAACTCATGGCACGTTGATACTGAAAGGTTGATGCGTGCTTTTTCTATGTTTGGTTTCGATTACATAATAAAATCGATGTGCGGTCAATAAGCATATTTTCATATTTGTTGTTCTCCTTTCACTTTCTAAAAATTTTATAAAATCTTTACAGTTTGGTATTGACCGAAAATACAAAAGCAGATGTATCGTACTTATCGCCTTGTTGATACATCAATTCATTAAATTATTTGTTAGACCTATAGAGGGTCTTTTTTTTTATTTCAGGAGGTGGTCTTGTGATTTCAAAAGGTTCAAAGCTAAGAGTTTTGGCTAACTATCATTATAAAAATCACCCCGAGAAGAATGTTGATATCTTACTTGGGGAAACGAGAAATGGTAAATATCAACAATTTCAAGTACAAGACGTTAATCAAGGATTGAATGGAAAAGTGAATACCGGGTATGCCTACGTTAGAGCATTCACGAATGTTCCATTGAAAGTTGGCGATTACGTTACTGTAAAAGAAATTTTAGCGATTATTAAAAAATACAAAGATACGATCATTCATATCAAAATCGAAGAAACAATGCCCGGTGAATTGGTTGTAGACGATAGCGAAGTTAGTGAGGAGGGCGTATATGGGTATTAAAGCTGCACCTTGTCATGCTGGCAAAAAAGAAGCTTGCCCTAGGTCAAGAAATTGTGATTTGGGAAATCGTTGCGAGAAGTATCGAAAATGGTTAGAAGAATATCGTAAAGGAAGATAAAAAAGTTAATGGAAGATTTATCAAGTGTCGTTCGAGTTTCAAGAGATGCATTAAGGACTTGTAATTTTAACGATATACCAAAGCTGTATAAAGTAGCGAAAGTTATGTACGATGCGATGATACTTCAATATGATTACGCTTATGAAAACAATGATTTAAGACAGCAATATCGAATATGTCAGTTGATAGATCAAGAAGTTTTACCAAAACTAAAAGAAGCTATTGTACATACCAAAGACTGTAAAAGTGGAAATCGCTTAGCTACGAATATAGTGGATTTATTAAAGTTGTTCTTCGCATTATCTGCAAGACGCATCTTAAGGAATTTTGCTTTATATATTGAGCAATATAAACGTAAAAAGGTGTGGGACAAGACAATGGATACAATGGAGTGTGTGTTTTCGTACGCTGATGAGTTTGCGATATCGGATAATATGAATATTATGCGTACTTCTTGTATGCCCGGTCTTGGAAAGTCATATTTTGGTAATTTATTTGTAGCTAATGCGCATGGCAATGACCCAAACTTGCAAATATTGCGAATTACATATTCTGATGACTTAGTTAAGATTACAACGAGACAAACAAAAGCAATTATCAAGTCAAAAGCCTTTGCAGAAATATTCCCTCGCTATCAAAATGTCAAAAATATATTTAAACAAGAAGATAAGTATTCGTATTGCTTATGTGATTGCGAAGATGAATACAATCTATTCGGTTTTACCCGTGATGGTCAGTTGGCTCACTGTAGTAGTGATATTACAGTGAATCCCATCTAATTGCTGGAAACCTAAACCACTATGTGGCATGGCAATCAGCAGCTAAGATTTTGAGAAATTTGTTGGATAACAACCAACCATTTCTCTTTTATTTTGCGATAAAGGAGGAAATGGAAAATGGAAATTTGGAAAAAAGTGGAAAATTTTAACATGTACGAGATAAGCAATTTAGGAAGATTAAGAAAAAACTACAAAAAGGGAACAACAAAAATTTTAAAACCTGATGTGATTAACGGAGGCTACCTAAGATACACGCTATCAAAAGAAGGCATAACGTATCGGTTTATAGCACATAGAATGGTAGCTAAGCATTTTATACAAAATCCTAACAATTATCCCGACATAAACCATATAGATAATAATAGAACAAACAATAAAGTAGAAAATTTAGAATGGTGTACTCCTAAAATGAATGCGGAGCATAGAGAGAAGCAAAACCGAAATCCATCATGTAGAAAGGTATATCAATATGATAAAGATTTAAATTTGATAGCAATATACAAATCTACTAGGGAATGCGCAAGAAAAACTAAATATTGTAAAAGTTCTATTCAAGTATGGTGTCAAAATAGGAATATTAAACCTAAAAATCCATATATTTGGAGTTATTCTCAATTAACAAAATAAAGTTCAACGACTAGGAATTATTCCGTACACCCAAGTGGGTGGAAATGGTGGGTATCTGTTTTACGACAGATAAAGATATAGTCTGATCTTGTATGAAAGTACAAGCAGTTCTTAAATGAACGGTAGTGTATTAACGACACACTGCGAACAAAGCGCAAGCAACGGGTAAGCGTGGAAAGATTGTTGTTATTGATGATTTGTTGAAAGGACAAATCGAATGTAATAATGTGCAGCTACACAATCAATTAACACAGCGATATTATTCGGATTGGTCATCACGTGCCGATGATGATAAGCAAAAGACGATGCTTTTAGGTACGATGTGGGCAGATACGGATTTACTTAATGTTTTATATGATGTGGCGAAATCGAAAGGTTTGAGCGAGGATAAGAAGTATCCTTATGTCGAGATTACAAGTGATCGTTCCGGTTGCTTTATACGAATTCCTGCTCTTGACCGTAATAATCAATCAACTTGTCATCGAAGATATGCGACAAAGTATTTGCTTGATATAAAGAGAGGAATGACACGCTTTTTGTGGCAAGCTGTTTATCAGCAGAACCCAATCGCACCGGAAGGTCTTGAGTTTAATTACAATGTACTTCAAACCTACGAAACAAAACCGCTATTTGAGCAAGCGCAATCTCGCTACGCTTCACTTGACCCTGCGAGACGTGGTAAAAACTATGTTTCTATGCCGATATGTTACAAAATCGAAGATAAGCATTATCTTGTAGATTTCTTATATCGTAAAAAGGCGATGAAAGAAATGTACGATGTGATTGTAGATAAGATTATTGAGCATCGCATCAATATCTTGGTGTTAGAAAACAATACCGATACAAGTTTAAAAGAGGTTTTGGAAGAAAGACTTCGGTTTAAAAACTATCTGCATTGCACCATTATCGAGAAATATTCAACGCAGAACAAAGAGCAACGTATTAAGGACCATCAATCAGATGTTAGAAATTATATTGTTTTTCCATGTAAAGGAATGTTCTCTTTGAATAGCGATATGGGGTTAGCTATGGAAGAAATAACCGCATATTCTTTTAACTACCCTAATAAATTTGATGATGGTATTGATGCGCTTGTTATTTATGCAATGCAGTTTATAGATAGTGGAGTTGAATTCCCCGAGGTTGGCACATTCAAACGTGGTTACCTTTAATTTTGTGAGGAGGTGGAAAAATGTCAGAAAATGAAAAACAAGCAACACGTATTGATAATAGTGTTTATGATGTTATTGATACAGGTAATCCAAATCCATCACGAACTTACGGGGATATCGACTATTCCGGTTTTAAGATTATGACGGGAAGGAAAAAGTTAGAAATACCTGTATCAAAAGAAATGTTAAATGAACACATTATTGAGCGATATCTACCAAAGGTTTTTAATGATTTGAGTAGTAATATTTATGACTATAAGCATCTATTTAATGTTTATGCAGGCAAATCAAACATTCAAAAGAAAGAACGAAAAGCTAATCCGGATAAAGAAAACAGTATCGTTGATGAAAGGCATCCGTTTTTTATGGTTGAATTTAAAAAAGGGTATTTATATGGCAATGATACGAAGTATTCTTGTGCAGAAAGTGGAAGTTGTACCGATGAATTAACATTTTTATCAAAATATATGACCGAACAGAAAAAGCCACGTAAAAATATTGATATTTCAGAAGATGTATATATCGCAGGTGCAGGTAATCGTATGATTTTGCCAAGAAAAAATTATGCTGGTATGGATGTTACCAAGAAAGCGCCATTTGAAATTTTTAATCTTGAATATACTAGATCGTTTATCGTATATTCCTCGAATTATACACATGAAATGTTATTTGGTGGCATTATTACAGAAATTCCATCAGATATACCGGAAATACCGAAGTATGAAATTATGATATACGATCATAAGTATTCTTATCGTTTTTCATGTAACACACTATTTCCGAGCATAAACGGTGCAAAATTTTTAAGTAAGCAACGACATTATATTGGTTATGTACCTTTTAGTGAATGGAAAATAAATTCCGCTAGAATTGGTATAGTGGAAGTTGTTGAATCTATTTTAGATGCAGCCAATATGATATCGTCTAACGAAGTAGATAATGTTATTGATTATGTAAATAGCATTTTATTGGTTTATAACCAAAAAATATCAAAACAATCAATGGACGGTGTATTAGAAAACAGAGCGATGCAGTTAAATACTACAGATCCATCACGACCCGCAGACGCTAAATATTTAGTAAATGCCCTTAATCATGGAGATGTAATGCAAAAATATGAAGCACTTATCAAAGTAGCTTATAGCATTGTCGGAGTACCGCAACCTACAACACAATCTACATCAGGTGGAGATACAGGAGAAGCTAGAAACCTCGGTGGAGGTTGGGCGAGTGCTAGTGTAGTTGCGGATAATGAAGAAATCATGCTTAAGGAATCCGAAAAGAATATGCTTGAAATATGTTTGGCTATTTGCATCAAACACCCATCGTGTCCTATCAAAACATTGGATATCACTGATATTGAAATTAACTTCAATAGAAATAGAAATGATAACTTGCTGGTTAAAACGCAATCACTACAAAATTTATATTCAATGAATGTTCCAAAAGAAATTTCGTTGAATTATGTTGGTATATCGGCAAATTCCCATGAAGATGCGCAGGCATGGGATAAAGCGGACAAGGAGGCGAAGAATAATGTTGTAGTTACTCAAAAGGAAGAAACTACGGAAGTAGAAGATGAAATAGAAGTAACCAAAGAATGACACCCATTTGGGTGTTTTTCTTTTGCCCTAGAGAAAGGGTAGATAAATTTCGCAAACATGGACAGAGAAGTCTTAAATCGCAAAGGACAGAGAAGTCGTATAAAACGCAAGGAGTAATAAAATGAGTGAAGTAAATACACAAACAACAAGTACAACTGATAACAGTGCAAATGCGAACACACCAGATACAACGAAAGAGGAAGAAGTTGTAGCTAAAGAATTGCTTGATAAAGCAACTAGTGAAGCAGCGGACTACAAAAAGAAATGGAAAGCATTATTGAGTGAACAAGCACAAAAAGAATTAGAAGCAAAAGAAAAGGAAGAAAGAATGCTTGAAATTGAGAAAGAAAATAAGTCATTGAAAATGAACAATGCACTTGTAAATTCGGGGTTTAGCGAAAAAGTAATCAAAGACATTGTGAAAAGTGCGGTAGAGGGCGATGCTGATGCCTTAGCAAAAGCAATTACCGATGGTGCAAAAGAAGTAACTAAAGAGTTACAAGACAAAATTGCTACTTTAGAACTTGAAAATACCGAACACCCGGCAAATGGAAGCAATAGCAACAATCAAGAGATTACGCTTGATGTTTCAAAAATGTCTTTAGATGAATTAGAGAAAGCATTCAAGGAACACCCTGAATTAGCAGAAAAATACAAATAATAAGGAGGTAAATAAAAATGTCATTAAATCACACACATAGTGGATATAGCAATTTTGTGTTACAAACGAAATTTGAAGATCAGTACAAAAGTTATCTTGATCTGATGCAATTTTGTACAGTAGATAATTCTTTGGTAGGGGTGCCGGGAAGTAAAATTGTAATTCATACATACAAAGCTACTGATGGTACTGAAACATTAAAAATGGGTGAAGGAAACACCAAAAATATTGAAGTGTCTATGGAAACGAGCGAAAAGGAAATTGAATTGCTACAGAACCGTTTCCCTTGGTACGATGAAGAATTGATGAATGACCCTAATATTATTAAAGATGGTTTGAATCACATGTCTGTTGATATGTTTAACACTGCAAACGCAAAAGCTATGGCAGAATTCCAAAAAGCTACGCTCGAAGTGAAGGTTGGAAAATTTGATTTTAACGCATTTGTAGATGGAGCAACAATGTTTAACACCGAAAATGATAAACCTAATGTTTTTGCATTATGTCATAAAGAAGATGTTGCAAGTTTGCGTAAAAATTTAAAAGACGATTTGAAATATGTTGAAGCGTTTGTACGTCAAGGGTATATTGGTACTGTTGCTGGTGTAAATATTTATATTACAAAAATCGCAACAAAAGGAACAATTATTCTTGCAACGAAGAAAGCAGTTAAATATTTGAATAAGAAAGGCACTGAGATTGTACAGGAACGTACAGACGAAAATAAACGTTTGAATACGATGTACTCACGCAAATATGGTGTCTTTTATTTTGCAGATGAACGCGAAGCAGTTAAGTTGACTATTGATCCGGAACTAAGTGCCAACTTGTTGAAGGAAGAAAAAAATACTGCAAAGTAATAAATGTTAGGAGGTGCAGTCATGAAAATTCGGACCGATTTTCCCGATCTAATGAATAGGTTGGAAGAAAAATACCCAACTACAACCGAACAAGATAGAGAAGAAGCGATAACCTACGCTGTTACACAGTATCTTAAATTAACACACGAAGATACTTATGATATTCAAAATCTTGTTTTTATGGATTGGATAAGACGTGCATGTTTTGAATTACTTGACCGAAAGTATGTGTTAGGCGTTGCGGGAGGTGTGAAACAATATTCAGAAAATGGATACCAATTCACACTTGATGGCACAGAAATTTCAAATGCTCTTGCTTTTGAAATAGCTAAGGTAGGTTTTCCAAAATGATGCAAGATATATGGATTGCACCTCTTTTAAAAGAAGGTAAAGACAATTTCGATAACCCTGTTAATGAGTATGGAGAACCATATAAAATTAGTGGGGTTAAGCTTAATTCATTGAATGGTTCCGTTGAGTTTTATGAGTTTGGCGAAAGGATTAAACACATGGCAAAAGCACTGTTACCCATGTATGCTTATCATGGAGTAATAAATGAAAAAGACAAAGCTTATTTATACGGTACAAATCCTAATGATGAAGAAATTTATGGAAGTAAAGCTAATTACCGTATTGATACAGTGCGTCCACAAGGTGTTAAGCTATTGGTTTATTTTGAACGTATAAAATGATTGTTGAATTATCTGTTAATGGATTGAATGATTATTATAAAAGACTTAAAAAAGCATCGGAAATGTTTAAAAAAATGAAGCCTAAATTCATCGAAAAATCTTTATCATATATTCAAGATAAAGCAAATGAACATATACAAACAACAACCGGTAATTCTAGTTGGTATGTACTAACGCATGAACTTGAGAATAGTTGGGTAATCAACATATTAGAGAAGTCATTGATAAATTATTGTAGCCATGCAGCATTCGTTGAATATGGTACAGGAAGTATCGGAAAAGGAACGCACCCGGATAGTAGAAATTATAGTTATGATGTAAAAGGACATGGAGATGATGGGTGGTTCTTTTATGATAAGGACCATAATTTGCATTGGACAAAAGGTATGGAGGCACATGCTTTTTTATTTGATGCAGTGAATGATTATCTATATCGTGGCGGATTTGATACTATCGTTAATGAAGTGATGAATGAAGTTTTCGGAGGGTTATGATATGAAACATTTTGCGTATGATCTGATTAAAAAGAAAATCACGGAAAAAATGGCAAACGAATGTATGTTCAAGCCAACTGTTTTGTCATATCCTAAAACATTTCAAAATGAGGTTATCATCACAGAAAAAGACAATACCTTACATAAACGAGACAGTTTTAATATCATTCGTGAAAGTAAGGTGTTTATTCAATTTGATATCTATACGAAAGATACAGAAATCGAAGGGCAAATGTATTCTCGATATTCTGTTTACCGTGATATAGAAGAAATTGTAGATAAAGTATGCACAGATCGATACAATCTTAGGGTTATCACAAGTAAACCGACACCTAACTTAGATAGAGATGTATATAAGCATACGATTATTTATGAATGCACACAAATTGATACAAAAGGGTATTTTTTTTAAAAGAGGAGGAATAACTGATGAACAAATATGAAGTTTCAGAGCAAAGAGCTATGAAAGGTGCAGGCGGTGGAGTTTATAAATTAGATGAAACCGATGGCAAATATGCTGCACTCATTGCAACAACAAAATTACCTTTTATCACTTCATCCATGAGCGATATTGATATTAAAGTAGTCAATTCAACTATTATTGGTAAAATTGATGGTGTAGAAACACTTGAAGCTTCCGAGACAGAGGCTTATATGCATCGAGATGCAATCAATAAATTGGAAGAAATCAACGGTAAACTACTTCATTTGATGTCAGTAGCACCGGATTTCACAGGCTATAAATATGACGCAACCATTACCTATACACCTAATGAGGTAGAAATGGACGCAGCTTGGATGGGTACTATTAAAATCACACCTAAAAACAAACCACAGTATATTGAAAATTGTTTTTCTTTGTTAAAGCCTACTATTAAATATGTCGATGCGGTTTCTCCAAGCATTACTTTGGAAACAACTACAGGTACTGCAAAACAGTTGATTACTACCGACCCTAAAGATGCAACATTAGAAGTAAAGAGTGATTCAGATGCTATTGCAACTGTCAAAAACGAAAGTGGAACAGTAACAATTACAGGTGTAAAAGAGGGTTCTACTATTATTCGCTATAAAGCTACTAAAGATGGTTATGCATCAGCAGAGACAACTACTTTAGTAATTGTTCCAAGTAACAGTGTAGCGGCAGCTAATTTGGCTTTAGAAGAAGAAAAAACTAAATCTAAAACAACTAAATAAATCTACGCACCCCTAATAAAAAAAGGGGTGCGATTTCATAATATAAGGAGGAAAGCAAATGTTATTATTTGAATTTGATTATGAAGGCAAAAAGTTAGAATTCCGCATGTCTCATAAAGCGAAGGTTGAGCTAGAAAAGATTTCTAAAGAAAAACAGAAAATATTTGAAGATCAAGAAGTATTAGGAGCAACATTAGATGTTATGGATTTTGCGAATGTCAACCAAGGAGACGCAGAAGAAAAAAGCAAAGAAGATTGCGAAGAAAAGAAGAAACTAATTGTCAAACATGCATCAGTTCTATCCAAAGTTATGAATTCAATGGATGATATTGACCCTGTTGATATGATGTATGTATTACTTCATTGCAACCCTAAATTTAAAGATATTACAAAAGAAGAATGGGATAATATCGAGTTTACAATGGAAGAAGAAATTGGTTACGAAGAATTGATGGATATATTTTATGAAATTCGTGATAAGGTTTTTACTTTACTGGAGAAGATGGCAGCACCTCGTCAGAAAGCAATTCCAGAAACCAAGCTATTAAATTAGATAAGTACAATTCTTACGAACAATTTTGTTGGGAAGTATTATTACCTTTTGCTTTAGAGGCTGGATTAACAGCGGATGAATTTTGGTATGATGATATACAACTTGTAGAAATGCGTTGTAAGGCGTATGAGAGACGTTTGGATAATCAAGCATGGGTAAATGGGCAGTATGTGCATTTAGCACTAATAAGTGCATTATCGGCAGTCATGAACAAAGACAATTATATTGATTACCCTGACATGCCATTAACAGAAAAGGCAAAGCAGAAAAAAGAAACTTTACAACCTAGCAATAAAAAATATGATGATATAGCATTGCAGAAAGACCAAGAATATAGAGATTTATGGCTAACTTTATATTGATGGTCTTTTTATTTTAGACGAAGGGAGGGTAAATGAATGGCTGACTATGATAGGACGATAGGGGTACAAATGCAAGATAATTTCGATGAAGCCTCCGCTGCCCTTGATGTTTTATTGAGTAAAATAGATATTTTGAGGAAACGTGTTAATACTATAACAAATGGAATTCAAAGATTATCAACTACTTTTGAAGCATTAAGCAAAATCAATAATATGGATTTTAGCAATATCGATAATCAAATTAACAAAATGGTATCAACTGTCGAAAAGCTTGAAAAGCGATTAAGTCAATTAAAGACACCTAATATGAATTCTTTAAAATCGTTTTTGGATAGCTTTAAAGCATTTAATGTATCTAGCTTTGAGAAAATGCAAGAGATACCATCTATTATGCGCTCTATTGAAGCTGTTGATGCTTCGAAAGTCGGAAGAGTATTTAGTACACTTGATACACAGATTTCACCATTCATACAACACTTAAACGAAGCGAAGTCGAAGTTAGATAACTTTGGCGCGAAAACAAATATATCAAACTTAAACAAGGACTTAGAAACATCTAAGAAAAAAGTTAAAGATGTAGGAAATGAAGCTTCTAAGACTAGAAAAAGAATCAATCAAATATTCACAGTTGGAAATTTGATTTATTTCTATAATATGTCTAAGCAGATTTTTCGTGGCATCGGAGAAATTATCGGGAAAGCAATAGATTTTACCGAAGTTGAAAACTACTTCTCACGTGCTATGGGAAATATGCGTGGTGAAGCTATGAAATTCCAAGAACAGCTTTCTGAAACCTTCGGTTTAGCAATGCCTGATACCATGCAGATGCAAGCAACATTTAAAAACATGCTTGGATCTCTTGGTGGGATTAGTGAAGAAATGTCTTATATGTTATCAGAACGTGTTACAAAGATGGCGATTGACTTTTCTTCTTTATACAACACTTCAATTGAACAGGCATCTACAAAATTTCAAGCAGCTTTATCCAAACAAGTGCGTCCAATCAGGTCTGTATCGGGTTATGACATTACACAGAATGTATTACAGGCAACGATGCAAGAAATTGGAATGAACGATGTTAAGATTTCTCAAATGAACGAAATCGAAAAGCGTTTATTGATTATCTTGACATTACAAAGTCAGATGGCTCGTTCTGCTGCGATGGGGGATTTTGCTAGGACAATTGAACAACCTGCCAACCAATTACGTGTTTTACAACAGCAATTAGCAGAGGTAGGGCGTTGGATTGGTTCGGTATTCTACGGTGTTATTGGTTCTGTCCTTCCATACATCAACGGGTTTGTCATGGCTATCAAAGAATTAGTGCGAACATTTGCTCTTTTCTTAGGTTATGAGTTACCAAATTCAACAGGACAAACCGGAACTATTCTTGATGGACTAGAGGAAGGAATGGGTGGCGTTTCGGACAGTGTAGGAGATATCAATAGCGGTTTAGATGAAACAAACAAGAAGTTAAAAGAAGCGGTTGGTAGTCTAGCATCTTTCGATAAACTGAATGTCATTAAACCACCAACTGATACTGGTTCTTCCGGTGGTGGAGGTGCCGGTGGTTTAGGAGGAATGACTGTTGACCCACGCCTTTTAGAAGCTTTAAACAAATATGATTATTTGTTTGGCAGTATCCGTATGAAAGCAATGGATATTCGAGATAATCTGTTGCAATGGGTAGATGCTGCTAAGAAATTCTTAGATGTAAACATATTTGAGAAGTTTTCAAATAGTTGGAATAAATATGGACAGTCTGTTATTGATAACCTATTAAATTCGAGTGAAAACATCAATCATATTCTTGGTGGAGCATTCGATATTGTCGGAGAAAAATGGGGTTCATTCTTTCAAGAAGCAACGGATTTATTTTTTGGATTATTAGACACTGCTAGTATGTGGGCTGACAATGTAACATACTTTTTTAAGGTAGTTTGGGATAATGGTGGAAGTTATCTGTTTGAGAAACTTTGGGATTTAGCTGAAGCATTCTTAAAGTTAGCAAATAGTATAAACGACAACTTTGTTAAACCGGTAATAACTTGGCTAAAAGGTTCAATTACACCGATATTCGCAAGCCTTGTTGGTGCTGTTCTTGCAGGTGTAGGAAAAATCGTAGATGTATTAGCTAATTTGATTGATTGGCTTGCAGAAACGGAAGGTGCTACGATTGCTTTAATGTCTATTGCCGGAGGCTTTTATGCTGCATGGAAAATAGGAAAGTTGGTAAAAGATTTCCAAACACTTGGTTCCTCTTTTACTGTATTTGAAAAACTAATCGTATTACTTACTGATAACAGCAAAATTGCACAGAAATTCTTTGAAATTTTCACCGGTGGGAAGAAAAATATAACCTCATTTAAAGATGTGTATGGAGCACTAAATGGAGCTTTAATGAACACGAAAATGTGGCAGATTGTGGCTAAAAAAATAGGTGAGTTTGGAGTATCTCTTACAGTTAGTGGTGAAGCAGTAGGTGGATTGGCAGGAACAATAAAATCCGGTCTAGGAAGTGCTTTGAATTGGTTGGCATTAAACCCAATGGTCGCAGTTGCTGCGGGTATAGCTACTCTTGTGGCGGGTATTGCATTGCTTGGTAGCACACAAAAAGAACAGAAGTATGAAATGGAAGATTATACCGAAAGTGTCCAAAAACAAGCAGAAGCAGCGGACGAATTAGCGAAATCATTAAATGATGCCGAAGAAGCTGCTAAAAATTCGTATGCAGATAAAATAGGAGATATTGGAACAGTCGAGAAATATCTTCAAAAGCTACGTGAAATGTCAGGCGAAACAGGTTATGTAGACAATGTTAATCTTGCAAAAATGTATGTCGAGGAAATCAATTCATTATTACCGGAAACAGTACAATTAACTGCTGATGGTAGAGTAGAGTGGTTGAAAAATACAGATGCTATTTATCAAGAAATCGCAGCACTCAAAGAAGAAGCAAGAGTGAAAGCTTATCAAGAACTGTACACACAAGCTGTTCGTGATGAGATAAAGGCACGTACAGACCTTACTATGACAACAGAAGAATTGAATAAGAAAGTTCAACGGTTAAATGAATTAAAAGCCGATGGTATTTCTGAGGACGAAATAGAAGAAATTGGACAACTTAATGCTGATATTTCAGGATTGAACGATACCATCGGTAAGCAGAATGAAATCCTTGATAAAACATCTAAATTGCAAGATGAATATATTGCAGGAATGGAAGGCTTAGCGGGAAAAACAGACGAGTATACTGCATCTCTTAAGTTATCTTATCAAGGACTTTCTGATGCAGGTAACCAAGCATTCAATGATTTAGGTACTAAGATGCAGGAATTCCAAAGACAACATGATGAATATGTTGCAAAAGGACTTGATAATAACAGTAAAGAGCTAAAGGATATTCAATCTTCACGAAAACTCATTATTGATGAATATACTCAACAGGCTGTGGCGTATGGGAAAACGTATGATGAGTTGCTTGTCATTTTAAATCAACAAGGTGTAACGTTGACAGAAAATGAAAAAGCGCTGCTCGAAAAATCATACAAGAACCATGAGAAAAACAGTAAAGAAATTCTTGAGATTGCAAGAAAACAAGGACTTATGTTGAACGAACAACAGAAAGCAGATTTCACAGCGTTCTTGAACACTTTGCAAAATAACAATGTTAAGATTAAAAAAGAAAATTCCGATCTGTATATGAATTTGTATAGTGCTTATACAGAGCATGGAAAGAATATGAATGCTGAACAACAAGGACAGTATCAAAAATTCTTAACTTTGTTAGCACAACACAACATTGATGTCAATTCAAAGAACGGAGAACAGTACCTTAAGACATTTCTTGATTATCAAAAGAACGGTAACGAGAGTGGAGAGGCGTATATTGCGTCATTATCAACCGCTTTAGGAGATAAGACAGGTAAGGTATCCAAAAAAGCCGATGATGTATCGAAAAATGCTAAGAGGATTATTGAGAGTAAAAAACCTAAAATCAATGTGGATATTCCCGATGTTTCTGGTAAGGCATGGAGTGCATGGAGTAAGGTTAATGAAATTTTTAGAAATAATACCATAAAAGTAACTTTACATGGAGTTATGAATGGTGTAAGTATTGCAACGAATGCCATAGGTTCGCTATTTGGGAGACAAGTAGCTTTTGCTACCGGTGGTTTTCCTGATGTGGGGCAAATGTTTATTGCTCGTGAACGAGGTCCTGAATTGGTCGGCACTATTCGTGGACGTTCAGCGGTTGCAAACAACGATCAAATTATTGCAGGTATTAGCTCCGGTGTGTATAACGCTGTATTAGCAGCTATGCAAGCGATGGGTGGCAATAATTCACAGAGCATAAACCTTGAGAACTACATTGTTGTTGATGGAAAAATCATACAGAAGCAAGTAACTAAAGCTGATGAAAAACATTCACGTAAAACAGGAAAACCGTTGTTCAAGAAATAATAGGAGGTGTCGTAAATGAATGACGTAAGAGGGATTACAAATGATTTTAATGACGAAGAACGTAAAATCCAAGTAAAAGGAACTCCGTTACCATACACAAGCGCACCTCCTGATTATCAGTTTTCAGATTTAGATAACGAGGGTATTCGACCTTTCAAAACAGGAGTTTTGAGAAGAAACAGAATACGTAAGAATATTATGTCCATCGGCTTAAGTTGGGAAAATATCAGTCCTAAAACAGCGGAGAATATCCTTGCTTTAGTCGATGAACAAACATTTAGTGTGAATGTGTATGATAGGACACAGAAAAAGCGTGTAAATAAAACAATGTATCGTAGCGCAGATGTTACATATAGGGAAGAAAAATATGTAGGAGGGTATGTCGCCTTCCTTTCTTTTTCCCTAATTGAATGCTAGGGAGGTGTTTTCTTATGTTTCGTCTATTCATCAATAACGAAGAATATACCGATTATATTGTTTCAAATCCCGAAATATCAGGACAATTTGTGGAAGATACAATTATAGGTAACACACCTTCACTTGCTTTGAATTTGACACTTGATAATACGGATAAGATTTTTGACAATTTATTAGACTTTCCTTTTGTTATAAAAGATGAAGAAAAAGTTATTGGTTCTTTCTTCGTAGTTGAAGCTCCGGAACGTATGACAAATCAACTTTATTTAGAAATGTACGATAGTATGTCATTGACTGATATTCGATACGAAAGTAAATTAAAATATCCGACTACATTAAGAGATCAATTAGACGAAATGTCAAGACTGTTGAAAATGCCAATTGACTATACTGCTATTCCACAAGATATGGTAACACGAACTGTTGGTATGTACGACAATACGCTATCAATACGCAATCATTTGTCGATGATCGCAGAAGCTTATGCTTGTAATGTGTACGCTAAAGAAACGGGTGGATTGATATTCAAAAAGATTTCTTCCAAAACAAAGCATCATATTACAGAGAATGACGTAGAGCAGTTTGATAAAGAAATGTTGGAAGAATTCACAATATCAAAAGTTACGTTTGATGATACAGTTTTACTTTTAGAAGCTGGCACAAACGAAAAGAATACTCTTTACCTAACACAAGATAATATGTATATTGATGATCAAAAAACTGTCGATTATATATATAGTGTGATTAACGGATTAAGCATTTATTCCGTACAAGACTTAAAGATTGCGGCGGTTAATGATGCAAGACTTGGAGATATTATTGAATTTGATGGATATTTTCGTTATATGGTTCTTGATTTTAAAACTACTTATTTGAATGGAGAGTATAACATTCAAGAAATGAACGGTAGGATAAATACCAAAAATCTTGAAACGATGCAAACGACTGTACCATCTGATGTGAAAATAAAACGATTAAAGGTGCTTGTAGATCAAAATGAGACTTCACTTAAAATTTTAGCTCAAAAGCAAGAAGGACTTAACAATAAAATTAGTGAAATCGAAGTAACCTTAGATGGCATTAAAACGAAGGTAGAAGATGTTAAAACTTCATATCTTCATATCGCTTATGCCAACTCATCAGATGGTGTAACTGGTTTTAGTACTACGGATTCCACAAATAAGTTATATATCGGACAATATACCGATTTTGTTAAAGCAGATTCTACTGACCCTAAGAAGTACTCATGGACTAAAATTAAGGGTGAGACTGGACCACAAGGTCCTAAAGGAGAACCTGGGCTTCAAGGTCTTCAAGGTCTTCAAGGACCAAAAGGGGAACAAGGTATACAAGGACCGAAAGGTGAAGATGGTGCAGACGGTGCTTCAGGTAAGACTTCATATTTCCATATTAAATATTCTTCAGTAGCAAATCCTACAACATCTAGCCAAATGACTGAAACGCCATCGACTTATATTGGTACTTATGTCGACTTCGAACCTACTGATAGCACAGACCCATCGAAATATACTTGGGCACAATTTAAAGGTTCTCAAGGGGCTAAGGGAGAACAAGGTATACCGGGAACGAATGGCGCTAACGGTAAAACCTCATATTTGCATATCGCTTACGCTAATAGTGCTGATGGTAAAACGGGCTTCAGTGTATCTGATTCAGCAGGTAAATTGTATATAGGACAATACACAGACTTTACCCAAGCTGATTCCACTGATCCAACAAAATATAGTTGGACAAAAATTAAAGGTGAAACAGGTGCTACCGGTGCGACGGGTAAAGGAATTAAAACCATAGCTAACTACTATTTAGCTAGTGCAAGCGGTAGTGGGGTAACTGATGCTACATCAGGATGGACGACAACAATTCAATCCATATCTGCTAGTAAGAAATATTTATGGAATTACGAGCTCATAACCTACACTGATAATAGCACGACAAAGACTACACCATGTATTATCGGAACTTATGGCGACAAGGGTCAAACTGGAGATGCAGGGGCTGCGGGTGCAGCTGGCGTTGGTATTTCCGGTATTACTGAATATTATCAAGTATCGACATCTAATACAACTGCTCCAACGTCATGGGGTACAACTGTTCCAACGTTAACCGCAACTAACAAATATCTTTGGAACTATGAAAAAATAACCTATACGAACGGTACGTCTAAAGAAACAGCGAAACGCGTTATTGGTGTATATGGAGATAAGGGGAATACAGGCGCCACTGGTCCTCAAGGTATTGGAGTTAAGTCCTCAACCGTAACATATCAGGCAAGTACTTCAGGAACTACTATTCCGACTGGTAGTTGGGTATCGACTATTCCTACCGTTGCCGCAGGTCAATATCTATGGACGAGAACTATTATCACTTATACCAATAACAAGACTACGACATCTTATTCGGTTGGTCGAATGGGTCAAAATGGAGTGAATGGTAGTCCTGGTGCTGCTGGTAAACCAGGAGCTGATGGTAAAGGTGTTAAATCCACCGCTATTACTTATCAAGCAGGAGCATCGCAAACTTCTGCTCCAACTGGTTCATGGTCTACATCAATACCCAAAACAACTCCAGCTCTACCATATTTATGGACTCGTACCGTAATAACTTACACAGACAACACTACAAGCACTTCGTATTCAGTAAGTAGTACGCTGGATAGTGTAGAAATAGGCGGAAGGAATTTGTTACTAAATTCAAATTTCAAAAACGCTAATAGGAACTGGGCTTTAGAAAATGTAACAGCAAGTGTTATTCATGATGAAATTTATAACAATACGTTAGCCATAACTCACACTAAAGGAGATTATGGAATTAACTCTGAAAGAATATATCAAATTAGACCTAATATGTTTGTTGTAGCACATACGACATACAGTTTAAGTTTTTATGCCAAAGCAGATAGTAATTTAACCTTGGTTCAAGCAACGGGCGGTACTAATAATCCAAAAGAATTTAATTTAACAACAAATTGGACAAAATTTACTAGAATCTTTGACAGCGGAACAGTTACTGGTTCGTTAACGTTTTATCTTAAAACTGCAGGAACGTATCAATTAGCTAACGTTAAACTTGAAAAAGGTAATAAAGCAACTGACTGGTCTCCTGCTCCCGAAGATGTTCAAGAGGATATTAAAGACTCTATCGACGATGCGACTTCGGCAATCACAGAAGAATATAGATCTGCAATCGATCAGACAAGTAAACAAATAGAAATGATGATAGAAAGTGTTAGAACAGAGACTGATGCTAATACAGAATCTATAACCGCCGTTTCTAACCAATTGCAGATAACTACTGAAATGGCTCAGTTTGTTAAAACAACAACCGAGAAATTGCAGTCAGTTGTAGACGGTAAACTTAGTGCGGAAGAAGTTAAAGAATGGGCAAGATTCGACGGTGCTTCTTTGGAGTTAGGAGCTTCTAATAGTCCATTCAAAGCAGTCTTATCTAACACCGAATTGGCATTCTATCAGGGTGATATAAAAGTTGCACGTATTTCAAATAACGAACTTTATATTCTAACCGCAGTAATTCTAACCTCCATCAAATGTGGCAACTTCACATTAATCGATGAAGGTTCTTTAGGTTTCTCATTGATTTAGAAAGGAGATGGTTAGATGCCAGGTGCTAGCGCAAGTAAAAATATATATGGTACTGCTTCGTCTTATCCGTATGTATTAAAAGTAAGTTTCAAAGAAACTGCTACCAGTGTGGCTAATAACACATCAGTCATTTCTATTAGCGGTTCTTTATACGGTCAATATGTAAGTTGGTCTTCAAATTACAATTCATATTTGGATATTTATTGGCATGATAACCGAACCAATAAAAACATATTAGTAGCTACATCTGACGCGTTTACTGGAAATGCTATGGGGCAGACCAGAAGTGTCTCTAAATCTATAACCGTAACTCATAATGCTGATGGTAAATTATCAGGTTTTGCTGCAATACAATTTAGAGCCGGTTCAACTTCCGGCGGGTGGTCTCCGCCATCGACATGGCTACAAACAGCATCAATCGCATTGACGTCTATAGCCAGAGCATCGAGCATTAGTTCGCTTCAAGGTAGTGTTCTTGGCAGTGCTGTAACAGTCGGTATATCTAGAGCGATTAGCAGCTTTACTCATGAAGTAGAGTATTCGTATGCTGAAAGTGGATGGACTTCAGTAAGCACATCAGCTGCTACTTCAGCGTCTTTTACCCCGCCCGTTAGTTTAGCAAGCCGAGTTCCTAATGCTACTACTGGATCTTTAACGGTTCGTGTGATCACTATGAATGGGTCTACTCAAGTAGGGAGTGCGGTAACTAAGTCTATAAATTTGAGTATTCCGACTAGCATTGTTCCGACTATTGGTTCAGCTACCGCCGCACGAGTAGATAACGGTGTTCCTTCGGATTGGGGTGTTTATGTTGTAGGCTTCTCACAAGTCGAAATAACGTTTTCGGCTTCCGGGGCGTCTGGTTCGACAATTGAATCAAATTCGATTAGCGGACCGGGCATAATTGCAAACTCAAATAGTGCGACTTCTAGTACGTTTACAGTAGCCGGCACTAAAACTTATACCTGTAAGACGACAGATAGTCGTGGGCGAAGTGCTACAAAGAGTGTATCTGTTATAGTCGTAGATTACAGTAACCCATCAATTAGTGTATCGGCTATAAGATGCAACAGCGATGGAACTGTATCTTCTAATGGTACTTATCTTAAAGTTACATGCAACTACTCGATAGCAAGTGTATCCGGTAAGAATTCAGTAGCTTCTCGTTCTGTTACATGTAATGGTGTGTCAAATACTACATTCTCTAGTGGCGCAGCGTTTGTATTAGCGGCTAAATGTTCGATAGAATCTAAATACACCCTAACCGCCACGATTAAAGATGCTTTAGGTAAAACTGCAACTGCGACTATCGAAATTCAAACTGCAGAGCGAGTTATGAATGTTAAGGCTAATAAAAAAGGTATTGCGTTTGGCAAGTTTGCAGAAAGAGATGGATATTTAGAAGTTGCATATAAAATGTTATTGGAAAATACATTTTGTATGCTTACCAGCGGACGTATTAGACAGCCATTATTTATGGTTTCAGGTAGCGCAAATGGTGATGGAGTAGTATTAGGTAACTCTGGAGGCGTAGTCGTTTTATCATCGGGCAAAGCTTACAACAGTTATATTAATAATGTAGGAGCTATAGATGTAACAAAAAAAAGTGCCTATGTATTATGCGATGACGATTTACGTATTATTACAGGACTTCAAGATCCTGCTAATAGAAAATCGGTATATGTGTATAGCAATGGGGTTGTAGAAATCCCATCTACTTTACATGCAGCCTCTCATGTTATATCTAACGGCGGATATTTGTATTCACGAGCAAACGGTAAAGAAATCAAAATAGGATCTGAAAATGCTTCGTATTGCCATTATATTACTACTGCTAGTACACATTGGTTCAATACACAAGTCTATATTGCAGGAGCATTACAAGTTGAAGGAAAATTAGCTGCTGGTACTATATTGCATCCAACCGGAGCAGAATGGATTGGATTTTATTCTAGCAATGCTAATGCTTATACTAACACCAAACGAAAAACATATATCGGACCTAATGGAACAACTAATTTCTATATTCAGAACGAAGCTGGAGGAAGCTGTATTGTTAACAAGGCTTGGTCAGTGGGATCTGATAAGCGTTTAAAAAAAGACATAAAAGACATTGCCGATGTTTATGTTGATATTTGGAAAGAATTAAATCCAAAAACATTTAAATGGAACGATATTAACTACGGAACAGATAAAAATGAATTTGGTCTAATCGCTCAAGATGTTATAGCCGCTTTTGAAAAACACAATTTAGATTATAGAGATTATAGTCTAATAACACAGTTCAAAATAGGCACACCTGATAATGAAGACGAGGTTAAAGAGAATAGCGATATAACAAAAGATATTACTGAATACTTCTCACTATCTTATGACCATTATTTCATGATGACCGCACAAGTTGTTAAGAAGCAGCAAGAAGAGATCGACACTCTAAAGCAAGAAGTATCTGAATTAAAAGAACTAGTTAAACAATTACTAGGAAAGGAGGTTAGTTAAACTTACCTCGGTGTTCAATATGTGGTTAAGAACAAAGTGATAAGGCGTACTTCAAAGTACGTCTTTTTATGTCCTAGAATGACTTTAAACTTAGCTAGAAAAGAGGAAAAGAAATGGAAATGTTAAGTGAATTTATTGTAGTAACGGTAATGGCTATTTGTTTTGGGAGTGGGTACATCATCAAATCTTCTTTAGATTTTATTCCTAACAAATACATTCCGCTAATTATGGGTGTTTTAGGAGTTTTATTGAATACATGGTTGAATGGATTTACATTTACTCCCGAAATTCTATTAGGTGGACTAGCTAGCGGATTAGCTGCTACCGGTGCGTATGAAGTAGTTAAAAACTTAAAGAATAAAGATACTTCTTTGCCAAAGTAGGTGCTCATCATGGATATGCAAATGACTATCACAAGAGCAGAACATGAAGAATTTAAAAAACGACTTGAGGAGAAGAATGATCGTCAAGATAAACGATTATCATTGCTTGAACAACAAGTCGAAGAATTGAAGAAAACAGCCGTTTCTATTGAACGATTGTCGAATATTATGGAAAGTATGCTACGTGAGCAGAAATCGCAAGGTGAGCGACTGCAAAAATTAGAAAGCCTAGATGGTGAAATGTGGCGTAAAGTTGTAGGATATATAGCTACTGCTATCATAGGTATTGTAATTGGATTTATTTTTAAACAAATTGGAATGTAGGAGGAAATTAACATGAAAAAAGGACAGACAAGTAAACGTGGAGGAATTCAAGATATTTTATTCCCAATGGAATATATGAACATTACACAAGGAAATAATGGGCAGTATAGCCATCAAGGAGCCAATGCGTTAGATCTAGCCGGTAAAGATACAGGTAGAGATTTATTCTATGCTCCTTTCGATGTACGCTGCGTTGCGACAGGTGATCGTAATACAGAGGGAAATGCTGCGTTTTGGCAATCCGTTAATCAGGTGCGTTTTGCCGATGGTACAGTAGATTATGCAACAATTATGGTGCTTCATGATAACAGCTTGAATGGAATTTATCCGGGTGCGACATATAAACAAGGCGCACAAATTGGACAAGAAGGAACTGCAGGAAATGCAACAGGAAATCATAATCACTTTGAAATTGCAAAAGGCAAATTTACACATAAATATGACCTTAATAAATTTGGTATTTATCATTTGCCAAGAAGCATTAGCGCGGATCAAGCATGTTTTGTTGATGGCACTACTATCTTGAATGCGAATGGTATGAAATGGAAGAAACTTGCTGATGTTCAAGTAGGAGGTGCATCAAATGGCACTGTTTTGAATGAAATTCCTAGCGACTTTATCAAAGAAAGCGCAACATTCTATTGTAATGTCGATAAAATCAATATTAGACTTGCTCCAAGCTTGAAAGGACAGCTGACAGGGGATTGGTACGAGAATGGAATGTCAGTTAAATACGATGGATATGTAAAACGTGAAGGATATGTATGGATTAGCTGGATTAGCTCCAAAACTAAGAGACGTCATTGGATGGCAGTTGGCGAACTGAACAAGAACGGATATAACACAAAACCTTACGGAACATTTAAATAA